ACATTTAGAAGTTCGCATGTTAAGCGTTTAGAAGTGGTTAGTGCAGAAAATGCACATACCAAGTTATCCGAAGCTTGAAAAGGTAGAAAATATAAAAAGATATTTGCAGGAGGATTAGATGGACGAGCGAGAACTAGATGTATTATTAATAAATAAGTACAATTCAGAGATTGTGATTAAAAACTGTACAGGATACGGATATTCCGAAGAGAGCAATTTATTTTATATAGTTAAAAAGAGAGGAAAATGTTTTTTGCAAGGGAATCAGTGCAGTTTTTAGGTTTCTTAAAAGACTATCGTAATATTGAAGATTAAATAAAATCTAAGAAAAGGAGAACAGAAGCTGGCCAGCTAAGAGGGTACCCTTTCTTAAGAAAAAATATGAACTTAACATTTATAGACTTCTTTGCAGGCAGCGGAGGATTTAGACGAGGTATGGAATTGGCGGGACATAAGTGTATCGGATTTTGTGAATTCGATGAATTTGCATACAGGAGTTATGTAACCATGCATTTAGCTACAGAAGAGCAATTAGAATACATAAAAAATATAGAAACACCACCAAAAAAGAATGGCGAAAGAAACTTAAATAAGCGTCAAAGGGAGATTTTAAAGGAGGAATATAGAAATGGAGAATGGTACGCAAATGACATTACAACAGTTAGAGGAGCAGACATTCCAAGAGCCGACATATGGACATTTGGCGCACCATGCCAAGATTTTAGCATTGCTGGCAACCGAAAAGGACTTGATGGAGATAGAAGTTGCCTCGTTAGGGAAGTGTTTAGACTTGTTAGAGAAATCGAAGAAAAAAATAGACCCAAGTACCTTATCTATGAAAATGTTAAAGGTATGCTGTCTTCTAATAAGGGGTGGGATTTTGCCAGCATCCTCATTGAAATGGCAGAATTGGGGTACGATGTCGAATACCAGTTGTTCAACTCAAAAGATTTCGGTGTGCCACACAGCAGAGACAGGGTTTACACTATTGGACATCTTAGAGGATCGAGTTCCAGAAAAGTATTTCCTATCAGCGGAACAACAAGCAGAAATTCTACTAAACAGATAATCGGAGGCTCGCAGGGAAACAGGGTTTACGATGCAGAAGGATTAAGTATAACACTTGCAGGAGAAGCGGGTGGAAAAGGTGCTAAAACTGGATTATATGCAGTTAAAAAAGTAGGCAACATTAATCCATCAAGCAAGGGGATGAATGGCAATGTCTACAACAGTAACGGAATAAGCCCAGCACTAACAACAAATAAAGGTGAGGAAATAAAGATAATAACACCATCGTTTGTTGATATGCAAATAGGTGGAGGTCTTAAAACAACACCATTAGCAAGATGTCTACAAGCAAGGTATCAAAAGGGGATACCAAGCAGGAGTGGAGAAATGACTGGGGTAGCAATTCCAGTTCTGACACCAGATCGAGTAAACAAGCGTCAAAATGGGTGTAGGCTTAAAAAGAATGGCGAGCCGATGTTTACATTAACAGGGCAAGATAGACATGGGGTAATGGTTAAAGAGGCAACTAAAAAAGGATATGCTATTGCAAAAGAGGGAGACAGTATAAACTTATCTGTTCCTAATAGCAAGACAAGAAGAGGTAGGGTTGGTAAGGAAGTGGCGAATACATTAGATACAAGCTGTAATCAGGGGATACTATTTGGTTGTAGGATCCGAAGACTTACACCTCTTGAATGTTCCAGACTGCAAGGTTGGGAAGATAAGTATTTTTACAAAGCACAATTAGGAAACTCTGATAGCCAACTTTACAAGCAATATGGAAATGGAGTTACAGTAACAGTAGTAAAAGCAATAGCAGAAAAACTAATTTAGAAAGGAGAACAGAAGAATAAAAACAAAACTAAATAACATTTATACAACAATAGGAGCACCAAATCACAGCAGAGAAGAACGGCAAATACATGATTATTACGCTACAAATCCAAAAGCAATGGAATTATTACTCAAGGAGGAGAAGTTTTCGCCAACGGTTTGGGAATGTGCATGTGGAGAAGGACATTTATCTGAAGTGTTAAAATTACAAGGGCACGAAGTGTTGTCGACCGACTTGATATATCGTGGATATGGATTTCCAGAGTCGAAAGATTTTTTAACACACCGTCAAGTTGTTGACGGAGACATAATCACGAATCCTCCATACAAACACGCTTTGGAATTTGTCCAAAAAGCATTAGAACTTGTGCGTGACGGTAACAAAGTGGCAATGTTTTTAAAACTTACTTTTTTGGAAGGTAAAAAGCGAAAACAGTTTTTCTTAGATAATCCACCTAAAACAGTATATGTTAGTTCGTCACGTTTACTGTGTGCTATGAATGGGAGGTTTGATAAGTACTCCTCGTCAGCGGTGGCTTACGCATGGTTTGTTTGGGAAAAAGGATTTAAAGGAGAGCCAGTATTAAAATGGATCAATTAAGGAGGCTTACATAATAGAATTAAATAAGATATATAATGTTGATTGTTTGCAAGGCATGAAAGAGATTCCAGATGGTAGCATAGACATGATTTTATGTGATTTACCGTATGGAACAACACAGTGTAAATGGGATAACATCATTCCGTTTGAACCTTTGTGGGAACAATACAATAGGATTATTAAAGATAATGGAGCAATCGTCTTATTTGGTACAGAGCCATTTAGTAGCCGTTTAAGATTAAGTAATTTGAAGTATTACAAATATGATTGGATTTGGGATAAGGTTAAAGGAGGAGGTTTTTTAAATGCAAATCGTCAACCATTAAGAACACATGAATTGATTAGTGTTTTTTATAAAAAGCAATGTTTGTATAATCCGCAGAAAACGCAAGGCCATAAACTGAAAAAGTCACTTCATAAAAAAGAAGCACTTTCTGATTTATATGGAAAAGTAAAATCTGATTGGTTGTATGAATCTACGGAAAGATACCCAGTGAGTATACAGACGTTCTCGAAAGACACACAAAGTAGTCATTTGCATCCCACTCAGAAGCCAGTCGAACTGCTAAAATATACAATTTGTACTTATACAAATGAGGGTAATACTGTGTTGGATAATTGCATTGGGTCGGGTTCAACGGCTATCGCATGTATGGAATCAAATAGAAATTTTATAGGCATGGAATTAGATACAGAGTATTTTGATATAGCGTGTAAAAGAATAGAGCAGCACAAATTAAAAATGAAAGAGGAGGAATTGAGCGATAAACGAATTAAGAATATTTGAAAGTGAAGAATTTGGAAAAGTTAGAACTGTTGAGATAAACAACGAAGCATGGTTAGTAGGTAAGGATGTGGCAGTAGCCTTAGGTTATAAAAATACAAGTAAAGCGTTAAATGACCACGTAGATGAAGAGGATAAACTCAATAACGAATCGTTATCGAGTTTGGGTCAGCGTGGTGGATGGATTATTAACGAATCAGGGTTGTACTCCTTAATTTTAAGTAGCAAATTGAAAGATGCAAAACGTTTCAAACGTTGGGTGACATCCGAAGTTCTCCCAAGTATCAGAAAGCATGGTGCTTATCTTACAGATAGTAAAATAGAAGAGGCTCTATTGAGTCCAGACACACTTATCAATCTAGCTACTCAAATTAAGGAAGAACGTAGATTACGAATGCTTGCGGAGGAAGATGTAGAAAGAATGAAACCAAAAGAAATTTTCGCTGATGCAGTATCCGTTTCAGAAAATTCAATATCAGTAGGTGGATTAGCGAAACTACTAAAACAAAATGGAGTGAACATTGGACAAAATAGGCTGTTTGAATGGTTAAGGTTCAAAGACTATCTAATAAAAGGTGGAGAAGATAAAAACTTACCAACTCAAAAGTCAATGAATGCAGGGTGGTTTGAGATTAAAGAAAGAGTTGTTATTAATCCAAAAGGAATACCAAAAACCACAAAAACGACGAAGGTTACTGGTAAAGGTCAGTTGTATTTTATTAATAAATTCTTGAAGAAGATGAAAGAGATGGAAGAGGCTGGCATGAGGTTGTTAAAGGAGGTAGTGTAATGCAAAAAATAATGGGAAATAAATTATACGACACAGACGAAGCGGAGATAATAAGTACATGCAAGGGGAGACACGAACGAAAGAGATTGCTTAAACGTATGATTAACGGAAAGGCACTTCTTCTTAAAACAGAAAAAGGGCAATATTTGATATATCATCCAAGACAAAAAACATTAGAGAAATTAAGCGAATATAATGCTATGGACTTATTGAAAAAGACAGACATTCAAACATACATGAAGATATTTGGAGAAGTAGAGGAGGGATAATATAAAGAAGATTAAGACATCAGAACAAATAAAAGGATTCTTGGACATAGTTTCTAGTGCAGAAGCCAACCATCAAATGTATTTGGATTTTCAAAAAGAACAAGAGAAACTTACTCAAGATATTTTACATAAGATGGAAGATGAAAAAACGAAAAACTCTGAAAGAAATAAATTGGCCACAAAACTGGCAATTTGTCGCAGAGATAGGAGATATTACAAAGACAGAGTTCAAGAATTGGAGCCGATGATAAAGTTTATTCAAGAAAATCGCAAGATGACGAATGTACTCAAGCAGGTGTTGGGTGAGGTGAGAAAGATAGAACGCTATCACGCTGATAGGACTTATTATCCTAGAGTGATGAGAGAAACACATGGTGTGAAAAGTTAATGGGAGATTGTGAGTATTTTGGTGAATTTTTCAAACAGGTATTTAATGGCAGTATAACATTGTCCGAAGTCGAACATACACTAATATCATCAATAATAACATCATTAGCTCATGGAGATGTGAATAATATTATTGAAGAATTATCTGAGAATCACTCGAAATTGATTCGAACTTTGAGAAAGAAAATTGATTTTACAGAGCTAGAGGAACGAGAGTTGTATTTACAGATATATTTGAAAGTATTTTCTGACATAGCTTATCGTATTAAAATTTACCAAAAAGAGCAACGGGAGTTGTTGGAAGTTTACACTTCAGCGATATATAAAGAAGAGTTTGAGAGTATGCTTGAGTTATTAGCTCAAAGAAGTCATATGAATAAAACAGAGTTGTGTGAGAAGGTAGTAGACAAAAAGGTATTGAATGAACTGGTGGAGTACATGGTAAGACATCGGTTGATGGTAATTACGAAAATAAGAGAAAATTGTTATTATGAGGTATTGCCGAGAGGACGAACGTTGTTTGACTTACTAGAACAACCTAAATGCGGGAGGAGGAAATAATTGTAATTTACTTAATTGTAACATTTTGGATAATGGTTATTTTCTCATTTGTTATAGACTATCTATCTTGTCAGAAAGAGATAGAAGAAAATAAAAACTCAAAAAAGGACGGGAAAGGATAAAGATGATAAATCTAATTATGAGAAATATAACAAGTATTCTTTCCGTAGCGATTAGAATTACTGGAAGCATAATTATAAAAATTGAGAAAATCAAAATGAAGAAAAAAGAAGGGTAACTATGTGGGGATTAGTAGAAGTGGCTTTTTATATAATGTATTTGGTGATGGTAGTGGGTCTTACTGTATTAATTGGTGGAGCGATTATTGCAGCGGCAGAAGAGCACAAAGATGATTCAAAAAAGCAGAAGAAAGAGAGAATGACAGAAAGAAAGCCACCACCGAAACGATAAAGGTTTCATTATTACATTGGTCGCAAATTAAAACTTGTCCATGTGGGCGATGCATGTAGCATATCATATATGTTTGATGACCAAATAGTTATTAATTGAGATGAAAATATGAGAGGAGGAAATAGTGAAGAAGACGAAAAGAATATTAATGTTAATAATTTTAACATTAATTACAGGAGTGTTAAGTGCGTGTGATCAGTCAGCGAGTACGACACGTCGAGATGTAAAATCTACAATAGCAATGGCAAATTCTTTAGCAGAAAACCAACCAACGCCAACAGACATAGATTACTCACTGGAGAGATATAATCTAATTCGTAGGACATATTGGGTGAATGGACAGAGAGAAAAGGCGAATGCTTTAGTGTGTGCTATAGAGAAACCTTTAGGTTATATAGTATTACTAACTAATAGCGGTTCAATCATAGGAAGTTTTGTGGTGGATGGTAAAGTGACAAGTCTGAACAGTTTTTTGACCCCGGATAGTGAATACTACGAAATGGTTTATGGTGGAACTGCAACACAACGGAATCAATGGCTCGCAGACGTAGACGGAAGTTATGGAGAAAATGACAGTGGAGTTTTCTTTTTTACGCCAGATGGAAAATATATAGAATGGACTGGTGATTATTTATATTCAGATATACCATTTATTGTGGAAAGTCCAATTTTGAAAGTAGGGGAATAATAGTGAAAATTTTGAAAGGTGTAGGAGTTGCCTTTGTGGTGGTTTTGGTCATTGTTGTAATTAGTTTAGCTAGTTCGAGTTTTGGTTGGTTAAATACGTGGTTTTCTAATAAAGTAAATTACATAAATCAAAGAATCGACGATGCAACTAACTATGAGACTATCAAAAGGGTAGAAAACACTTGTCGTTCGATGATAGCTTCATATCAAGCTGACAAAATAACGTATGAACAATATAAAGAGTCTGATAATGCAGAAAAACAATCTTGGGCAGAACAAGCTAAAATGAGAGCAAATAGGACGGCAGCATCTTATAATGAATATATTCTCAGTAATAGTTTTATTTGGAGAGAGAATGTACCAGATGATATATTTGAGCAATTATTATATTTAGAGTAGCATTCGATATTAATGAAAGGATGAAGAGAAATGAGTTGGAATTTAGAGGATGCTTTGAAGGTGAAAGAAACGCCGTCTGAGTTACGCAAATTTATAGAAAGTGAATTAAACAGGCTGTCTACCCCCAAAATACAAAGTGTTGATGATTTCAAATTTGTATTCATGGGAGTCAAATATGCCTTCGTGTTGACAGAGGCTGAACCGTGGAGAGGTGGAACTTTGACTTCTAGTAGAGATTCATGGTATCAACTTGTGGCTTTTGATGATACAGATGGAATTGAGGTCATAGAAGGATTTGATATGACTGCTAGTCAATGTTGTGTGAAACCAAAATGTTTGTGCGGTACTCAGCATTACTATCAGCCAAAGATACGACAAGTTTATGTCAAAAGTATACCAGCACATCAAGAAGTTGCATATAGGAGTTACGAATAAAATATTCCTTTTATTAGAAACTTGATTGAAAAATGTATGATTATTACTACATTATTTGAATCCAAATAATGGAAGTTTGACATAGAGTGTACCTTAACAGTCGAAAGTCGACTTTTATATAGAAGAAACAACTAAAATAAAAACAAAAAGAAAGAATGAGGATTGAGAATGTCATCAAAGACAGAGAGTGTATTAAGCAAAAAGAATTGTATTAGTAGTTTTAATTTAATAGGAGAAGTAAAAATAAATGAAGACTATACTTTCAAAATAGATGAGCAAGCAACAAAATCAGATTGGGTATATAACAGTATGAATTTAGGTGTTGACTGCGGAGAAAAGTTTGGAACTATATATAGTTCGATGATGGGCGGATATGGTTCCGAAAGAGATAATGTTGTTTATGTACATGGCAAAAAGGACGACGGAACTGACGATTTTGCAAACAGATATACAATAGCATGGGAAGACAGAGAAGATGAAGATATATTAGAAGGAATAGGAGATTTCTGTTTCTTAACAGTCGGGTTGGAACGTGATAAAAAAGGAAAAGTCTTTTACAAAAAATTCTTATCTCAATATGACGCAATCGCATACATAAAAGAACATCTTCAAGAAGATACAGTAGTTAATATTAAAGGAAATCTAAAGTATTCTATTTATAATGAAACAACTCAGGTTAAGAAAGAAATTACAAGTGTTGTATTGTCAAAAGTAGAAGATAAATCGAAGTATGCTGCAAGATTCACACAGACAATGTTGTTAAAAAGGGACAGTTTGGGAGAGTTGGATAAAGAAAGAGGTATCTTGCCAATTTATGCCAACGTAATTGATTATACTAAAATGTGGGGAGACAAAGAAGTTAAATGTTTTGTGCCTTTTGAAAAGTTGTTCGAGTACGAAGTTGATCCAAATAAAAAAGAATTAATTGAAAAAATATCTTCAAAAGTATTCAAGGTCAAAAAGGGTGTGACAGAAATAACCTTTGAGGGTGAGTTCATAGAGGGTGGTGCAACTGTAGCAATGACTAAAGATAATTTGCCTGATGATATCAAAGAGTTAGTTGAGATTGGTGCTTATACTTTGGAAGAAGCGTTAGATAAATGCTCAGAAAGCACCAATAAAGAAAAAAGGATGGTTTTGCGAAAACCGTTAATCAAGATGGTCGGTGACGAAGGAGATAAAACGCCAGTGATTCAAAAATTTGAAAATAAATACACAGAAAAGGATTTGATTGTCGATTTTAACGAAGATGACGAAGAGGATAAAAAGAGGCAAATCTCCAAGGCGAAGTCACACAAAGAAAAAAGGGTAGAACCACAAGAGGACGAGGACGATACTTCGTGGTTGAATGAGTTAGAGTAAGTTTGATATATAGCTAGAAGCTGAAAAAAATGAAAGATAGACAAGTAAAAATGCGAATATAATTAGCGATAAAAAAGGAGATATGTTTGGGAAAATACGGGAAAAAAGTTGAAATATCATTAAATCCACTAGCGTACAATATTGGGATTATTGGAGAGTCAGGAATAGGAAAGTCAACATTGATAAAAGAAGTTTGCGAGTTGATTGTTGGTGAAAATGGGTATATAGCATTCGATATTGGTAAAGAGAATGGACATAGCACAATTAGTGGAATGAAATCAGAGCCATGTGAAGACTGGGAGAAGTTTGATGATGTAACTACCGACATTATTGAAAATAAGAGTACAGATTATCCAGATCTAAAAGTTGTTGTTATAGATACGGTTGATCAATTATTTGATATTGTTGAGCCGGAGGTAATTAGGCTTCATAATAACGAGCATAGAGATAAAAGGATTACAACAATAAATAGTGCTTTTGGTGGTTACGGAAAGGGATTAGACAAAGCCATTGAATTGACCTTGGATAAACTTTGGGAACTCAAAAAGGTAGGAGTTACATTCATTGTGATTGGACATACCAAAAAAAGGGAGATTGAAGATGTAGTTACAGGTCAGACATACTCTACCTTGACGACCAATATGTCGCAAAAGTATTTCAATGCAATAAAAACAAAACTAGATGTACTGGGTGTAATTTCTATTGATAGAGAAATTGTTCAAGAGAAGACAGGAAAGAAAGAGTTTAAAACAAATAAAGAAAAAACGAAAGGTGTAATTATGTCAGAGAGCAGAATTATTACGTTTCGTGATGATAATTATACAATAGACAGTAAATCAAGATTTGCTCAAATTACGGACTCTATACCTCTTGATGCAAAAGCGTTTGTTAAGGCTATACAAGATGCGATTTTAGCAGAACATAGTAAGGGTGCAAAAACAGTTGAAGAAACCCAAAAGCAGGATGCCGAAAAGGAGATAGAGAAGTCAAAGGCAGTGGCAGCAAAAAATGCCGAAGATAAAGTGGCTAACGAATTGAAATCTATAAAAGAAGCAATGATTGAATATGTAAAAGAGAACAAAGGGGATCGTGAAAAAATAAAACCACTTTTAGAAAAAGCAAAAGAGTTAGGGTATCAAAATCCATCAAAAGTTGACAATTTAGATGATGCAAAAACACTCTTAGAGTTAATAGCTTAAAATTTTTATAACTACCATCAACCATCATTCGATAATAAAGTGGTGGTTGGAGAGGAGGTTTAGTTGGCTAGATTAAGCGAAGAAGAAAAGCAGCAATGGGATAATCTATATCAATATGTTCGTAAAGAGATATTGAGATATAACATTTCGCAAGCAATACAGTCTAAATCTTGTCTGAGACTAAAAGGTTTGAGTCAAGGAAAATTTATAGCAAACAACAAAACGTCAATAAAGGCAAATTATTCTTTTGAAGTTGTATTATATACCTTTAAAATGTGCAAGATGAAAATTTTACAAGCTTTAGAGGGAAAAGTATTTAATGACGAGTTGCATAAAATGAATTATATATGTGTGATTATTGAAGGGAATATTAACGACGTTTACCAAAGGCTACAAAATGCAAAAAAAAATCAGAAGAGGGCAGAAAGTACTGATATAAGCAATATTTATCATAAGGGAGCCGAGTATAAGAAGACAACAGAGCGTAAATTAAAGCATAGTGTAGCTGAATTATGGTAGGTGATTAGTGGCGAAAAAGGATAATAAAAAAGAATTAAAATCTAATGAAGCACTTATAGAAGCAATAAAACAAGTAAATGAGTATAGAGAGCCTTGTGAAGCAAACATTGTGTCTATTTTATACAAAACCCCTGATTTGATTTACGAAGTCGATCTTAAAATACAAGATTTTTCCAATAATATATGGAGGGTGTATTTTGCGATATTTCATGGTCTTGTAGTAAAAGAAAAGAAGAGCGTTCTTGATGATATAACAATAGGATTGTATTTGGAGAAACATTTACGCTTACAAAATTCATATGAGAAGTATGGCGGCTACGAAATAATACAAAGGGCAGCAACATATGTGCAAGTAGAAAATTTGAGTGGTTATACACAAGAGTTAAATAAATGGAAAACAATAATGGCGATTGCAGAATATGGCTTTCCTATAAAAGATAAAATAAAAGATTATTGTGATATGACAACAGAAGAAATATACGATGAGTTCGAGTCATTTTTAAACCACGCATTTATCAATGTAGACAGCGATGTAAAAAGTTACAATGCTTTAGATGGAATACATGATTTGATTGACAAAATGAATGAAAGTCAAGGGGTAGGAATGCCTCTATATAATTGTCATTTGGTAAACAAAGAAATTGGAGGATTGAACTCCAACGGACATATATACGGTTTGGGAGCTAATTCTGGTGTAGGAAAGTCGACAACGGCGATTAATTATATCATCCCTTCAATAATTGAACATGGAGAAAAGGTTGTCTTTATGATTAATGAAGAGGATGAAACTAAAGTTCAAAGAGAGTTATTAATATGGGTCGCCAACAATGTTTATAAAGCGGGGTTGCCTAAGTATGTTTTAAGAGATGGGAATTTTACAGAGGAAACATTGAAGTTACTCAAAAAATGTGCCGATTGGCTAGAGGATAAAAAGGAAAAAAGGAATATTACAATTATTCCACTTGAAAAGTATTCAGTAAAAATAGTAATAAAAATCATCAAAAAATATAGCAGCATGGGAGTTAAATATTTCGTTCTTGATACATTAAAAGAAAGTTGTGACGCAAGAGATGAAATATACAAGTCTATGACTAGAGACATGGTCACATTATATGACGTAGTGAAACCAGTGGGTAAAAATGTATCGCTGTTTGTGACTTACCAGCTAGGTAAGGCAAGTATCAAACAGCGATATTATACAAACAACGAAATTGGACTAGCTAAAAGTATTGTTGATGTCATGAGTGTAAATTTAATGATGAGAAAGCCTTTTGATGATGAATTTAGAGGTGGAAAGCGAGAAATAACATATTACCGACTAGAAGGAAAGAATGGGCGAAGTAGAATCCCTTGCAAACTCGAAGAGGGAGAGCATTACATGATTATGTTTATACCAAAAAATAGATTTGGAGCATCAGACGAATATCAGATAGTGTCAAAATACAACATGTCAACAAACTTGTATCAAGATTTGGGAATTTGTAATATACCACAAGATTGGTAAGAGAGGTGAAGAGGCGTGACAATTTCCGAACTTAAAGAGTACATATATACAGAAAACAAAGTAGAGTTTATTTTAGAGCAGATCGGATGTCACTCTATCAAATACCATGAGATCAAAAAATATTATTCTTGTGGAAATTACAATGGAGACAATAAAAGCGCCGTAACTGTTAAAAATAATGAATACTTGCAAGTTAGAAATTATACAAGGAACACAGAATTTTACGAGAAGTCAGATATAATAACTTTAGTACAGTACAACAAGCAATACACTATTTATGAAGCAATAAAATATTTACACGAACTTTTAGGGCTAGTATATGAATATATAACCAGAAAAACAAAAGAAGAAAAAATAGATTATTTAAGCGTGTTCACCAAAATAAGGAACAAAAGGCGAGCCATTAATGTTGCAGAAATCGAAAGTATAAGCGAAGAAGTTTTGTTAGATTTCGTTCCTTATATACATATCAAATGGTTTCAAGAAGGAATTGTAAAACCAACGAGAGAAAAATTTCAATTAGGTTATAGTTTTCGGCGACAACGCTGCATAATTCCGATTAGATATTGGGCGACAGGCGAATTAATTGGAATAGTTGGCAGAACGATGGTAGAGAACGCTAAACTGTTTGATATTCCCAAATATCTAGCAATACGTCCATATATAAAAACGCAGAATTTGTATGGATTATGGGAAAACAAAGAAGAAATAAAGAAAAAAGGGTATATAGTCGTTGTAGAAGCCGAAAAGTCAGTGTTAAAAAGGCACGGAAGACTAGACGGAACATGTGTTGCGGTGGGATGTCACGAGATATCAGATGAACAAGTGCGAATATTGATAGGCTTAAATGTGCATGAAATTATTATTTCGTTTGATAAGGATATCTCAGTGGAACACATTAGGCATACATGTGAAAAGTTTTATAGAATAAGAAGAGTGAGCTACATAATAGATAAGTGGAATTTGCTGGGTGAAAAAGAGGCTCCAGCGGATGCACCAAATAAGATTTATCAGTTCATGTTTAAGCATAGAGTGAAGTACGATGAGAAAGAACATGGTTTGTACTTAAAAAGTTTGAAGAAATAAAAAGAATAAGGAGAATTAATGTCAAGAAAGACAAAAGAAGAGTTGAGTGCCGTTCAGAAGAAGTATGAAGTAGATAGATTATGGTCTTGGAGCAGATTTAACTGTTATACAACTAGCCCATACGAGTATTACCTAAAATATCTGACAGACAAAAAAGAGGACAGAACAAATTCGATTTATACATATTCAGGCAGTTTGGCTCATGATATATTAGAAAAATTGTATAGTGGGGAAATTGAATATGGGGAAATGTCGAGTCAATTTGAAGATGGTTGGAGCGTATTCGAGATTGCAGATTTAAAATTTGATAGAAACAGCGAAGAAAAAAATGATTCAGTAAAAAATAAGTATGTTGCCAATTTAAGACATTTTTTCAAACATTATAAAATGATAGACCGCAAAGTTAAAATAGAAAAATTTATCACAGCTCAAATTGGTGAATATGTATTTCAGGGCTATATAGATATGATATACAAAGACACAGAAAGCAACATTGTTATTCATGATCATAAAACATCTTCCATATACAAAGGTAAAAAAGCAGAATCAGAGTGCGGACAACTATTAGTTTATGCTATTGCCATTAATCAAATGGGGGTGCCTTTTGATAAAATCAGAATATGTTGGGATTTCTTAAAGTATACACAAGTAACCATCTGTATGGCTAATGGCAAACAAAAAACTAGAGAGATTGAAAGATGTAAGATAGGAAGTGAACTACAAGCTAATGTTAAGATGTGGTTAAAGAAACTGGATTACGAAGACGAGATAGATGAACATCTTTCAGCATTATTGGAATTTAATGATATATCTGTCTTGCCAAAAGATGTGCAAGCGAAGTATGAATTTGATAATTGCAGAGTTTTTGTACCTATAACAGAAAATTTGATTGAAGGCATCAAAGATAAAATAGTCACAATATTAGATGAAATAAAAGAAAAGGAAAAGCAATATCAAATTTCAAAAAATGACAAGTTATTTTGGGATGACAAGGAGTCTGTAAAAGCACAGAGTTTTTATTTTTCAAACCTTTGTAGCTTTTCACCACAATTACACAAACCATATGGTGAGTATTTAAAAAATAGAGAAGATGGCATAAGCCATAACGACACGGAGATTGAGGATGACGATATGTCATGGTTAGAGGATGTGTAATAAAAAAGGAGGAGTTAGATAGATACATATGTAGTATATCATCTGCATGATGATCATAGTAACTGTAACGGCTATATGGATTCATGTTCTAAATTTGAAGAATATGCGAAATTAGCAAAAAAGCAGGGAATGAAAGCTATCGCAGTGTCTAATCATGGTGGCATATATGATTGGATAAAGAAGAAACAAACCTGTGATAAATTGGACTTAAAATACATTCACGGTGTTGAATTGTACTTATGCGAAGAACTTATTGACGATGATAGAGGTTCTCATATAGGACTATATGCTAAGAACCTTATGGGGGTTAAAGAACTTAATACACTGGTGTCTATAGCGACCTCCAAAGGTAAAGAAGAAGATAATTCAGACAGACATATGTATTACAATCCACGGATATCGCTTCAAGAGCTTGTTAATACGAGCGATAATATTATAGTAACGACAGCTTGTTTAGCCTCTCCATTAAATAGATGGAGAGGAGATAAACAAGACGGCTTAGTTAGATTAGTTAAGTGGTTAACCCAAAATAAGCATCGTTGTTTTTTGGAGGTGCAATATCACAACAATGAAAATCAAATTAAATTCAATAAACAACTACATGCGATAAGTATTAAAACGGGGATACCCTTAATTGCAGGAACTGATACACATTCCTCAAGTAAATACAAGGCGGAGTGTAGAAAAATATTGCAAAAATCAAAGGACAGTTATTATGGAGAAGAGGACGAGTTCGATTTAACATGGAAATCTTATAACGAACTGGTTGACTGTTTTAAAAATCAAAAAGCATTACCTCAAAATGTATATATGCAAGCAATTCAAAATACAAACATATTGGCAAATATGATTGAGGATTTTGCTTTAGACAAAACACTTAAGTATCCTACATTATATGGTGATACAACAGTTCAGCAATGGAGAAATTTGATTTTTCAAAAACTAAAAGAAAAAAAGAAAAATGGTGTTTTGGACTTGAAAAACCACTCCGTAGATGAATACAAGGCAAGAATTATTGAAGAATTTCAAATTATGAAAAAGCTAGGTATGGAAAGTTTCATGATGTTTATGTCAGAATTGGCGGATTGGTGTTTGGAAAATGATATTCCTTACGGAATAGGAAGAGGGAGCGTTGCTGGGAGTTTAATAGCTTACATTACTGACATTACAGATGTAGACCCTATAGTTTGGAAAACGGTGTTTTCTCGATTCTGCAATGAGGACAGGGTGAGCCTCGCAGATATAGATGCAGATTTCGCACCTGAAGATAGAGAAAGTGTTTATCAATATATTAGTAGCAGATTATCTCACAATAAGACAGCTAGAATTACAACATTTCCAACGCTTCAAATACGTGGCTGCATTGATACACTGGCATTAGGCTTAGAGTACCACGATTTAGCAAAAGTGGCAGACATAAAAAATCAACATGATGTAATATTTGATAAATATAGCAAAATAGTCCAATCAGAAGTTGACAGTGAGGGATTAGTTGAGGAAAGATTAATAGATACTGCAACAATTACATTTGACAACTATGAAGTATACAGACAAAGAATCTTAACCAAAGAATCCGAGTTGAAAAAATTTGATAAATGTAAGGCAGAATTGGATAAATTAATAGAAACAAATCAAGATTTATTTTATTACTTAGACGGACTAAAGGGAACTATCGTGGCAAAAGGAAGTCATCCGAGCGGGATGATTGGTTCGCCAATCACATTAGCAAACAATATGGGAGTCTATTATAAGGATGGAGATGCGTCTCATGCGATTTCAGCATGTTCAATGAAAGCAGTAGACTCACTAAACTATGTAAAGTTTGATATCTTGGGATTAAAGACAGTAGGAATCATTAAAGATGCGTGCAAATATATTGGGATACCGTATCCCAAAGCACATTTGATGAACTGGAAAGACGAGAAAGTGTGGGAGAACATGATTAAAAATAAACAAGGTTGCTTCCAATTTGAGGGCGATTACGCATTTGATTTACTAAAAACATTTAAGCCAACAACAATAAATCATATGTCGATGGTAAATGCGGCGTTACGACCTTCAGGAAAATCATATAGAGACAGGCTTATAGAGGGTGAATTTAATGCGAACCCATCAGAAGAGATTGATAATTTACTAGAAGAGAATAATGGTTTTTTAATATTTCAAGAAGATACAATTAAATTTTTAATTGATATTTGCGGCTTTTCTGGCTCGAAGGCTGATACTACGAGACGTAATATTGGAAAAAAGAATGCAGAAGCTTTACGAGCAGAACTTCCAGATATTATAGAAGGTTATTGCAATCATTCACCACAACCAAGAGAAGTGGCAGAAGAAGAGGCGAAACAGTTTGTTCAGATTATTCAAGATAGTTCGGATTATCAATTTGGCTACAATCACTCAACAGCTTATTCAATGAATGGATATATATGTATGTGGTTGAGAACATATTATCCATTGGAGTTTTTGGCGGCTTATGCGAATAGAGCAGAAAATGAAGAGGATATAAATAATACGATTGATTTGGCTGATGCGTATAAAATCCAAATCCATCCTATCGAATTCGGAAAGTCATTATCTCAATATACAATAGATTATGATAATAATGCAGTTTACAAAGGGATAAAGTCAATAAAATTTTGTAATGAAACTATTGCAGAAGAGTTAATGGAATTATCTGAAAATCAATATGGAGATTTTGCTTCGTTGATTAAAGATATTCAGTCTAAAACATCGGTTAATTCTAGGCAAATGACAGTATTAACTGGGCTTAATTACTTTAGTAGATACGGTAACAATAAATATCTATTACAAATTACAGATATTTATAACAAATTGGGTTCAGTAAAACAAATAAAAAAAGATAAACTAGAAGAATTGGGATTGAACGAGTTTTTAATACGAAAGTATAGTAAAAAAGAAACTGAAAAACTGTATAAAGAACTAGATAATGTAGGGTTGATCAATGAGTTGTGTAAATCTATTGAAAATAAGCCGATGGGTGTTATCGAGTTTATAAAATTCGAGATGGAATATTTAGGTTATACCACATATAAAAATTTAGAAGTTAGCGAATATTACTATGTAGTTATTGGATTCAAAACATACGCCGATGCAACAAAACCATATTTGACACTTAGGCAAATAAAAACAGGAAAAGAGATAAAAACGAAAATTAAGCAAGGTAAAATCTTTAAAGAACAACCTTTTGGTGAATATAATATTTTGAAAATTCACAGTTTTAAAGAAGTTAACAAGACAAGAAAAGTCAATGGAGATTGGGTAAAAGTTGATGAAATGGAACAAATTTTAACAGAGTATGAGGTGATGAAATAGCAGATAATAAAGAGGTTGTATTTAAGGGAAGAGTTGAGAGATGTATATACAATACTGAAGATTATAAGGTGTATGCGTTGAATATAAATGGTAACGAATTTCCGGATATCAAACTGTCTAAGTACGGCAATGCGTCTATTGTGGGCGAAATTCATGATTTGGGTGTAGGTATTGAATATGAGGTAAAAGCTATTGAACAACTCAACAAAAATGGATATAACTACAAAGTAATAAATATCAGAAGAGAGAAACCGGCCAATATTTACGATATGTCATTTTTTCTAAATGAGATTTTAACACAAAAACAAGCGGAAATACTTTATAGAGTGTATCCAAATATCGTTGAGTTGGTTATGCAAAACAAAGAGATGGAAATTGATTTAGGTAGATTGAAAGGCATTAAAGAGTTTACATTTAATAAAATTAAAGAAAAAATTGTAGAAAATTTTTGTCTAGCTGAATTAGTCAATGAATTTCAAGGATTAATTAGCTTACCAATGTTAAAAAAATTATATACAAAATATACATCAGTTCAACGAATTAAGTCGAAGTTAAGAAAAGATCCGTATAAGTGTCTTTGTGGATTGGCAAGAGTTGGATTTAAAACAGCAGATAGTCTTTTATTGGAACTAGAAAAAGGTTCAGTTATTGATTTTGATGAAGAATTAAAGATGAGTTCCATGCGTTGCCTGTCTTGTATGTTATATCTATTAGAAGAGAATGAGAAAGACGGACATACTATAATGTCGATTTTAGAATTAAGAAATCAATGTGCTAAATTGGTTCCAGCATGTGCCAATCATTTTGTGGAGTGTATGAAAAATTCAAGCATTCACTATGATAAGAAGAAAATGATAGTAGCGTTGGACGCTACATATAAAATTGAACAAAGTATTGTAAATGATTTAGAAAAAGGACTAAAAAATAATACCGCTTGGGATTTTGATATAGAAGAGTTTAGAGGGGTAAATGGTTGCAAATTATCAGATGAACAAATAAAAATATTAGAATTAATATGTAAAAATAACATTTGTATTTTAAATGGGGCGGCCGGTTGCGGAAAAAGTTTTTCGTCACAAGCAGTAATTAACATGTTGAAGAAGCATAAAAAAACATTCAAATTGTTTTCGCCAACAGGAAGAGCAGCAAAGGTTTTATCAGAGTATACAAAAGAAGAAGCGACAACAATCCACCGAGGATTAGGATATATGCCACCAGATATTTGGAGTTTCAACAAAGAGTATAAAATGAGTTGCGATGTATTGGTGATTGACGAATTTTCAATGACAGATATATTTCTGTTTAGACATGTTATGGATGCACTTGATTTATCTAAGACAAAATTATTACTTATTGGTGACAACGCACAATTACCTTCGGTAGCTTGCGGAAATTTACTACATGACATGATGGAGTCAGGAATAATACCTACAGTTACGCTGTCAAAAGTTTTTCGCTATGGCGAAGGCGGTTTAATGAAAGTGGCAACAGATGTGAGATTAGGCGAAAAATATCTTTATAATATTGATGAAAAAATCACGTATTTTGGAGAAAATAAGGATTACGCTTTTGTTAGTTGCGATTCATCTTATATAGTGAAAAATGCAATAGCAATTTATCGGAAACTGATAATACAAGGTCTGCAACCATCAGACATACAAGTGTTGACTGCGTACAAAAAGGGCGAATATGGCTCTATCGCTATCAATAATCATCTTCAGAAGATTGCAAATCAGAATTATGGCAGCTCAAATAATATCAAAGTCGGAGATATTTTATATTATGAAAATGATTTGGTAATGCAGAATGTAAATAATTATCACGCTAAGTTGTTTAATGGTTTTAACCAAGTAGAAGAGAGCGAAGAGACTTTTATTGCCAATGGAGAAACAGGGGTTATAAAAGAAGTATATCAATCTTATGTAATTATTGATTTTGATGGAGTTGTGGTTAAATATTACAGAAACGACATGCAAATGATTAGTTTAGGATATAGCATGAGTATTCATAAATCCCAAGGAAGTAATGCAAGAGTGATAATTTTATTAACGCCATCATCACATAAGTTCATGTTAAATTCAAATCTATTATATGTAGGGCTGACACGTATGAGAGAAAAATGTTTTCATTTGGGTGATATTAGTACAGTTAATTTGGCTATAAAAAAGAAGGCGAACTTAATAAGAAATACATCATCACAGCTATTATTTAAAGACGTTACGAACAATACAGATACAGTATAAATATAGATAAAAATTCACACATAAAAAGGAGAAAAATTTGCAAGATTTAAAAAGAATAGTTGAGATTGTAAAAGAAATACAATCCACAAATAGCAAGGATAAAAAAGTAAGAATTATTAGTGAGAATAGTGACAACGAATTACTTAGGGAAGTATTAACATTTTTATTAGACAATGGCATGATTACTGGAATCAGCAAAAAGAAAATCAACAAGAAGTTAGAATTAGAGCCAAGTGAAATATTTTTGACATTAGAAGAAGTATTCAATTATTTGTTAGCGTACAGTACAGGTAGAGATATAGATATTTGCAATGTTATGACATTTATCAACTCTTATCACGAAGAAGAAACGCAAGAGTTTCTAAAGCAATTAATTACAAAGACGCTCAAATTAGGTTGTGATGTAAAGACAGTCAATAAGGCGATACCCAAACTGATATTTGAGTGGGAAGTGCAACAAGCTTATCCGATTGATAAATACAAATTCAAGGAAGACGAATGGTTTTCTCTGAGTGTCAAACAAAACGGAAATCGTGGTAGCTTTTTAGACGGAGTTATAAAAAGTAGACAAAATAAGGAGTTTAGTGGTCTTAGTCATATTATAGAAGACTTAGAAAAGTTACACATATCTGATTTGTTTGTCGATGGTGAATTGATAAGAAAAAATGTTGACAATGTATCGGATGGTGAAAATTTTAGAATTGGAACGGGAATTTTAAACTCTGATGATGAAGATAAAACACTGATTGAATTTGTTATTTTTGATGTAATGACCAAAGATGATTTTGTGAATGGGGAGAGTAGTGGTACATATAGGGAACGTGTTAGATATTTAGAAGAATTAAGATGGTTGATTGAAGACCAGAATGTACAAAATGTAAAAATTATTGATGTCTTGTACAGCGGCACTGACTTATCTCAAGTAGATATTTTATTAGAAAAAATGGTGAAAGAAGATAAGGAAGGATTAATGCTAAACCGTGATACAACTTATAAATGCAAGCGTCACAATGGCATTCTTAAAGTTAAAAGATTTTACACAATGGATTTAGAGATAGTTGATATTCAAGAGGGAGACGGAAGACTTAAAGAAACTCTAGGTGCGCTTGTTGTTAAATATAAAGATAATATTGTCAATGTAGGATCGGGCTTTGATGACGAAGCGAGAGATAAGTTTTGGAATGATCGAGATAATTTAATTGGCAAAATCATAGAAGTGAAATACAAAGAAATTACAAAGGACAAAAAGACAGGATTGGAAAGTTTGCAATTCCCAGTGTTCATACAAATGCGAGAAAACAAAACAGAAGAAAGTTACAATTAAAAGAAAGTAGGTGGAAATAATAGTAACACCAACACTATACATGATGGTTGGCTTGCCCGGTTCGGGTAAGTCTTCCATAGCAACTGAGATTTCAACAAAAACAGGAGCGGTAATTCATGCTTCAGATCAATTAAGAAAAGAATTACACAGAAATGACTATTGTAAAGAGACCAATCAGGAGTTATTTAAGATTCTACATAAACGAATAAGAAATGATTTACTAGAGAGAAAGTCTGTTATCTATGATGCAACTAATATTAATTCAAAGAAACGAAAAATGTTTCTTCATGATTTAGGTAAGATTAAATGTAGAAAAGTGTGTATATTAGTTGCGACTCCATATGAGGTTTGTCTAAGTCAAAATACCGAACGCACAGAAACAGTTCCCGAAGAAGTAATAAAGAGAATGTACACTAACTGGAATACGCCTTATTACTATGAAGGATGGGATGAAATTGAGATAGCTGGTAATTGGAGAAGTAAAGATAATATATGGGATTATTTGGCATCACTACACGATTTCGACCAAGAAAGCAGTTATCATAAATTAACTCTGGGTGAACATTTAATCAAAACGCACAGAGAACTAATAAAAATAATTGTTGGACTAGGATACAGCAGTCAAGATAAATGTATGATGTCAGCGTTGCCAAGTGCTGCATTATTACATGATTGTGGCAAGCCGTTTGTGAAGACAAGAGTAGACACTGAGGAGAAAAACGGTGAAATTTATCATACTGATAATGCGCATTATTATAATCACCAATATGTGGGAGCATATGACAGTTTATTTTATAACGCAATGACACAGAAAGAAAAATTGTACAGAGCGGTATTAATTGAGAAACATATGCGTCCTTACGACTGGAAGGTATCTAAAAAAGCAAGAGAGCATGATCTTAATTTAATGGGAGAGGGGCTTTATGGGGTAATTGAAATGTTGCATCAGGCGGATGTATTAGCCCATTGAATAAAATACATGTTTTATCGGCAAATATAGCAAACAATAATATTGTAATTACAAATTGATAAAATGCTTTTTCCTAGAGAAGAGAGAATGATAAGTTATGAAGAGAGAATTTGAATTAAGTGATGGAACAATATTGAATATTGGAGAAACGCATATTGTTCTTTATGAAACGTATGAGCCGATATTGTTTACAACAAAGAATGATAAAAATGAGATATTCATTTGCGTTTCAGTTAGTGATAGAAAAGAGAGAAAAATTTGGTTGGTGAGAAAGACAACTAATAAAACTATATTCAACATGGTGTTTGACAAAATAACAATCAGAGAGGCTTTTTTGAAATCAAAAGGGGTTAAATATACAATCGTCTTAATGGATAAATACGAAGTTCTTGAAGACGCTGACGAATATTGGAATGCAGAAAAAAGTTTATTTTTACCAGCAGATGAGATGCTAGAATTTGATTTAAGTGAACGTTTTTATTATCTTTGTGAATTTTTAAAGAATGGCTTGGTATTTTGGAGTCGAAAGGATGGGTGAAGATAATAACAAAGATGGAAAATGTGTTATTTGATGGCGATGTGGACATAAATGAAAGACAAAAGGTGATATTAGATAACCACCTTAGTCGCATATGGCTGGAGATACAAAAGGAGACCACGAAAAAAGAAGAGATTGTGGGATTATGGTGTTTACGAGCAAAAGATGGTGATGAAAATAGGAAGATATTTATAATAAATGAGTTAGTATCTTTATCGCTGAATGTAGTTCGGTTATCATCACAAAATGATAAAGATTTTGCGATAAAAGAAGGCACACTAACTACGATTATCATATTCTTTCCAAATGGAACATCCTTTGCGACTGAAGTGAAATTCCCTATTTCGCAGATGCCAATATTATTAGAACATATTGATGAAACGGTGACTCAACTAATGTTGAAGTTAAAAATATAGAAAGGTAAAAGATAGCCATGAGTAAATGTTTATGGGAAGTAATCATTAAAAATAATGAAATAACAGGTAAAAATAAATATCCGATTATATACGAAAATAAAACTTACATTTATTGTAAGATTTATGGGACGGACAAGTTAAGACAGTTTGAAGTGAATCGATTGGATAAATTAATTGGCACAGCATGGAGTGAGTCATTATTTATGATAAGTAGGACAAAGAGTTTTGATGAAATGGCACATGATGCATCCGAACATTTGAAAGATATACAAGAGAAAAAGATTCAGAAACTACAACATGATATCAAAATGCATCAACAACAGTTAGAGTTGACAAAAATGAAGTTGAGAACACTAATGGGTGAGAAATTATCAATTAAGGACTTGGCGAAGTGTGTCAACAATTAAGATTAGGATTGTTGAAGATGAGGTGTGAATGCAGATGAATAATATAATTAAGTTGGAACTTGATGAGAATGCAACAAGGTTGGCTGGGAATCCTTATGGTAGAGAAATTTACTGTAAACAAGTAAAAGATAAAATTGATATAAACAATATAAATACCATTGAGTTTCCTGAAAGAATTAAAAAAGTAGCCTCATCTTTTGTACAAGGCTTCTTTACAGAGTTATTAGATACACATGGTTATTATAAAATGAGGAATATCATAGAGATAAAACTATCCACGAGAGGGTAAAGCAAGATATATATCATGATTTAATGTAACTGAGGTCTACATAAAAATTTTATTTTATTAAAAATGAAACAGATATAAGTTGGGAGGGAGACAGCATAAACAGAAAAAAGAGAAGAGAAGTTGCACGAAAAATAACAAAAGGTAAAAGCGGAATATCGACTAAAGAGGCAGGGAGAGCGATATCAACTCTAATAAATCGCATGAAGATAATTGACAAGCCAATGAAATCTGGAACTAAGGTAAAATTGAAACCAGATGTGGTGGCTAGATTTGGCAATCAGAAAATGAAAAAGTGGTGTGAGAATAGAATTGATGAAATTTTTACTCTCAAAGAAGTATCCACATTTGGCAAATATAGAAGAGTTTGGACGCTTGAAGAATGCATTGCGGACAATGTGGAGTGGATGTTTAGTGAATTAGATTTGATTGAAATGGAGGGAGAATGATAGTATTCAATAAAAAATACACACAGACAATAGTCGATACAGTTGAGTGTCTAAGAAAAATTATCGCCGAGAATAAAGCGGAACTAAGTTCGGATACAACAAGTGAATATGCGAAAAAATATTTGAACTACAATAGGTATTTGGAGTTTGCGGCATTTACACTAGAGAAAATTATTGACCCAACACATGGACATGCTGAATGAGGTGGTTAAATGGACAGATATTTGCAAGATAAATTTATTGGAAAGTATAGAATTTTAGCAGAAATTGATTCTAATACAAATGATTTTCCTAGAGAGCAAAATGGAAGTATCAACCAATCTATTTGTGATTTCTATATCAAGTGTAATAAAAAGATAAAGATTTTTCATTATGGCGGAAATATTCTGGAAGCATATATTCCAAGTTTGGGAACTGGAAGAAATATCGTGCGAGCCATAAAAATAGCAAATCTACAAGATAAGATTTTTAATATTGATGAAACAGACAGCGAAGTTATCTTCAAATTTAAGTGTGCAGATATGGAAAGTTTAGAAGAGTTTCTGAAACCTAGTACATTTGGAGCAGGCATCTCACCACTTTCTACTAAGAATCTACCTAAAGAAAAGTATGATATACCGCCTGTAGAATTGGATAAATATAAGGCGATTATCAGTAATATAGAAGAAGGTAATACTTTGGTTATCTCTCATATAACAGATAGATTTTTGAACTCTGTATTAGCTAGAAAGTATAAGCTGAGTGATATAAATGTGGATATCAAAAAGCAAAAGTTAGCAAGAAATAAAAAGGGTTATATCCATAAAATGGGGATGTGGGATAGCTATCTGAAATATTTAGAAAAAGAATTGAAAGTAATTAAATAGAAGAGGAGGGAATTATGTCAAAATTTGAACTTAGTATTGTAGAGGATTATGTAAAGGATTGGACGGTTGACAATGCCATTCGAGAGATTTTACAAAATGCAATCGACAATCAAACGTTGACTGGTAACCCAATGATAGTAGAACATGATTCAGTGACTAATACACTAAGTATTGCAAATGACAATGTTGTACTCAAAACAGAATCATTATTATTGGGAAGTACGACAAAATCCGAACAAGAGCAAGCAATAGGTCAATTTGGAGAGGGGTACAAACTAGCATTACTTGTATTAACACGCAATGGACATAATGTGATAATTGAAAATGCAAAAAACAAAGAGGTTTGGATAGCTCGCCTTGTAAAATCTAGACGGTGGAACAGTACCGTGCTTACAATCAATATTGGGAAGCAAAAAGATTTCGCTCACAATGGTGTAAAGTTCATCATTACCAATGTCGATATTAAAACATATAACTTGATCAAGGATAAAACTTTAATGTTAAAAAGTGATTATTCATCAGAAGATCATATAAAAACACCATTGGGTAATATTTTAAGAAATCCAAATGAAGAAGGGCGTATTTATGTTAATGGTCTATTAATACAGACTAAAGATGAGCTTAATTATGGTTACGACATCAAACCTTCATATTTACAAATTGGTCGTGATAGAAATTTATTGGATAGTTGTTCAGTTATGTCAATTTGTTCAAATATGTGGTTGTCAGTACAAGATTCGCACAAGGAATTGATACACAAAATGATTGACGATGGAGTAGCAGACATCCAATTTCCTGAATATGGACTAGGTATTGAAGCACCTTATCGACTGGAACAAGATATAGGGCAGACGGAAGAGGAGGCATTGGACAATAGTATTTACACAAAACGAGAAATTGATATCTTAACAATGAGAAACAATGGAAAGACTGTAGCAGAAGAACACTACATTAATCTCAAGGAAAAATATGGTTTGTTTATTCCAGTAACAATATATGAATCAGATGGAGTGGCAGGTAAAGACTATGCTCGTTATACCAAAACTGTTGTGTTAGATAGCGGTTTGGTAAGTGCCATTCGTAAGCTGCCAAAGTACGAAGAGGATTTTGCAACAGTTCTTAAATTGTATAAAAATCGAACACCAGTACGAAATCAGCTTGATGTTATGAGTGATTATCACAAGCTTAGACGAGATACACATTACTATTCAGACGATGTAATGCTACGTATAGATATATTATTTGAAGAACTTGCAAAGAGTCGATGTGGTTGTGATAATTCGGAAACGAAAGTAGACACAAACGGCGATATCGAATAAAATCAACATTTTATTAATAAAATAGCAAATATTATAAATGCATGAGCAATTTTAAAATATGCAAAAATGAGTAAAAAAGAAGGAAGGTGTAAATATAAAAGAGATTCTTGTGGTAGCTGGAATTACATATTTGGCAGTAGCTCTATTCACTATAATATATTCGTTTTTTGGCTTAAAGTTAGATGTACTAACATCTTTGAGAAACGGTGTTTGTATTTTGATAATTCCTATTTCAACTATTAGGTCAGAAAGTAAAAATAGAAGAAGAAAGTATTTCATTACAATTACTGATATAGACAAAAGGTATTCTCAAATAATCGTAAGTGTAACTGGAACAAAAGAAGAGGTCGAACGTGGTGAATGCACTTCTAGGGAATGGATAAATGACACTTTCAGGCGAATGGCAATAATACAAGATGATAGTGTGTTGAATTTACATTGGGAGATATACGATGTCGAAAAAATACCTAAATATAGAACAAGGAGATATAGATGGAAGAAAAAGCAACTAAATCAAAGATAGTCGAAGATATACTACAAGAACTAGAATCTAACAAGGATATTATTAATCAATTAGAATCTGTAATATCAACGCTACAAAAGAAACGTGAAAGCTCTATTCGGCACCTAACCGAAGACAAACTTAGGTCTTTGTCATTTCAGGAATTGAAAGAATTATACTCCAAGACGCAATTATATCTCACAGAGGAACAACATGGATTATTCGAACAACTTGCAGTGAGACAGTTGTGGAGGAAGTTTCCAGAGAAAAAAGGATTATTCCTCTGCCCAGAACTTTTAAATGTAGACATCTCCCAAGAATGTAGGTTGTACATTGAAAGATTGTTGACAGAGCGTTCGTTAAAGCGTGCGGTATATATAAAAGAAGAGTTTTTTAAAAATCATAAAATTGACAATGATGTATTAGAAAAATTGTGTGAGAAAGGAATTCTGAACAAATTATATAAGTTGGAGTGCGAAAATTGTGATTGTGACGGATTTGAGTTATTGTCGGATAAAGACTGGAGAGACGCACAAATAATACACATTCAGTGCATGGAGCATGGCTGTTACGGAGAATACAATATTAACTCAGCTAAAGATTTTAAAGAACATCTAGTAGAAACATATTACAAAATAACTAAACAGCCAGCAATAAAATTTCTATTAGGCTGATTAAAAGTAAAATATAGATAATTACAAAATAAAGAAAGATTTATAATCCTAGGTGAAGTGGGAAGTAAATCTAAAATTGCAAAACATATAGTTCCAATACTTCAGAACTATATAGATGAAAATAAAAGGAGCAAGTGATTGGTACGAATACTTGAGTTATTTGGCGGAATAGGGAGTCCACGGATAAGGATTTTGACAATGTGTTAAAAGCACATCCGTACAAAGAGGGAAAAATGAATAGACCTCTATATAAACAAGCGGGTAATTCAATAGCAGTTCCAATTTTTGAAAGTTTGTTTGTTCAGATATTCAAAGAACTTGATGCTAATAAAAAATACATGCATTAGTGCATAAGAGGAGATAAAATATGGATTTCATAGAAGTAATTATAGGGATAGTAAATGTTTTATTTATGTTAATAATAGCGGGTTATACAATTTTATATTGGAAAGTTAATAGAGCAACATATCGACAAAATAAATTACTAATTAAACAAAGTGAGTTGCTAACCAAACAAAATGAATTACTTAGAGGAATTATACAGGGTTTAGATTGTAAAAATGAAGCGTAACGAATAGGAGAATATTACATTATAAAAAGTAAAATAATAATAGGTGTGAGTATATTATTAACAATGGTTAATGCACCTGATATAAGTACAAAAATACCAGAATTCAATGACCATAGTTTAGTGTTATATAGAATGATAGAGAAACAAACAACGGAAATAGAGGATGCGGAGTTTTCGCCTTTTCTATTAAACATAGAAGAGAATAAGGATATTCTTGTGGGTAAATCAGTAGATGAAATAGTGTATGCAACAACAGTGGTGAACATTCGTAGCAAACCTAGATTGGACGGTGAAATTATCCAAAAACTCAATGTCGGAAATTCAGTGACACGAACATTTACGGGTTACGCATGGAGTAAAATAGCTACAGAACAGGGTGAAATTGCTTATATACATAATGACTATTTAACAACAGAGAAACCAGTTTCAACAATTACAGATACGACAGCAACAGATATACCAGTAGCCAACAAAGCGAACACAAATGGTTCTTACATAGGAACATTTACAGCATATCATTATTGTCCGTGTGCTTTGTGTTGCGATGTCGAAACTGGTATTACTGCAACTGGTACTATCGCAACGCCAAATAGAACTATAGCGGTGGATCCGAATATAATACCGCTAGGAAGTATGGTGGTTATCAATGGACAAACATATATTGCCGAAGATACAGGTGGTGGAATACAAGGGTATAAGATAGATATTTTTACAGCGTCTCATCAAGAGGCTTTAAATAGAGGAGTTATAAGCGTGGATGTTTATTATGTACAATAATTAAAGATGGAGGAATTGATTATAAAAAAATTATTTTTAGTATTAGGTAGAACAGCTAGTGGCAAAACCACTATTGTAAAAGAGGTAGCGGAACAATTAAATTTAAGTGTTGTGAAATCTTACGCCACTCGACCAATGCGAGATGGTGAGACAGTTGAGAACTCAGACCATATTCATATAAAGGATGCTGATGTGGAGAGATTTAAGGACGACATTGCTGCCTACACAGAAATTAACGGCTATAAATATTTTGGAACTAAAGAGCAGATGAAAACTAACGATTTCTATGTGATAGACCCAGCAGGGTATAATACATTAAAAGGCAATGAACAAAACTTTAATATTGAGTTGATAACTATATATATAACTGTTCCATTTATCGTAAGGCAAGGAAGAGCAAGTGGTCGTGGAGATAGTAAAGAAGCCATAAAGGCTAGAGAAGATAGCGAAAATGAACAATTTAGTGTTTTTGAAAAGGGTCAAATTGCTGATTATTATATTTTGAATGATGGAGATATAAGTATAGCAATCGAAAGAATGAAACAGGTTGTTAGAAAAGAATTGAGTAAATAGAAACATGAGGGTTGTTAGAATGGAGGAGATTTGTTCTAACAACCTATTCATACAATCAATCAGGAGGGAAGTTTGGAAAAGGTATTATTAAATCTAAAAGAAGTGTGTCAATATTTAGGAATTGGGGATACTAAAGCAAGGCAATTATTAAAATCACCAAAATGTGAATTTTGTGTAAAAATCGGGAATCGTTTGTATGCAAATAAAAGAAAGTTAGATATTTGGTTAGATGGTAAATAAAATAAAAAGGGGTGGAAATTCATATTGTTTAATGGTAGAATGATTAATAATCAAAGTTCCTTTCATGCGAAAGGATGCATCTAAATGGGAAAAGACCTAAGTGGTAAAGAAATAGGAGATGGTATTTCACAAAGAAAAGATGGAAGATATTGTGCTAGATATGTTGACAGATTCAATGTACGAAAGAGTATCTATGACAGAAACCTAAGACTACTCAAAGATAAACTCAATACTGCAATGTATGAAAACAAAAAGGCACTAAACATTGTAGATGAAAAAACAACACTGGATGAATGGTTTGAAAAGTGGCTAACAATTCACAAATATAAAGTAATTCGTGAAAGCACAAAGTGCATATATACACAGGTGTACACAAAGCATATTTCGCCAATCTTGGGTAATTTTAGAATTTCTAAAATAACACAGATACAGATCAAAGGATTGCTTAACGATTTGGATAAGAGAGGTTTTAAATTTGAAACAAAAAACAAAGTCAGAATCTTGTTGATAGACATGTTTGACAAAGCCATGATTGATGACTTTATGACAAAAAATCCCGCAAAAAGGATCAAATTAATACGAGATGAGAGTTTAGAGAGGCGTGTATTAACAGTAACTGAACAAGAAGATTTTTTTGAATGTGCTAGAGGAACTTTTTACAACAATTTGTATGTTGTAGCTATTTCAACAGGTTTGCGCCCCGGTGAATTGTACGCATTGACATGGGATGATATCGATATGGAGAGGATGGAAATAAACATCAACAAAACATTATTGTATCAGAAGTTGGAAGGTGATCAACAAAAAACATTTCATCTTCATCCACCAAAAACAAGAGCGAGCAACAGAAGAGTTCCGATCAACAAACAATGTGAAATTGCCTTGAAGAAACAGCGACTGCAGAACTTATCAATATCATCTAAAATGTCAACGAAAAAACACAAAGGATTAGAAGATTTGCTTTTTACAACAAAATATGGAACTCCAATAAATGCTCAAATCTATAGTGATTCAATAAAGAGAATCATAGATGAAATTAACTTAATGCGGACTACATTAGAAGAGTTCGAAGCTTTTTCGGGACATTGCTTCAGACATACATTTGCTACACGTTGTATGGAGGCGAACATAGCACCAAAGACAGTACAACAATATTTAGGACATGCTTCGTTAAAAATGACGATGGATTTATATACGCATGTATTAGATGATTATAAGCAAAGCGAAATGCTGAAGTTGGAGAGTATGCTTGAGTATACATTTGGGGAAAATGAGGAAAGAATTCAAGAGAAATATCAAAAAATAAGCTAA